AAACTATACCACCACTCAAGCTCTGCTGTAAACAGTAACTTGGCGATTGTTGCCAACTTGCTTTTGTTGTATCTGTGAAATCTGCGACTTGCTGTAAATTACTTGTTCTTTGCTGCGCCAATCAAACGCATTGCCTGTTGACTTTGCAGAACCGTCATCCCAATGGTCAGAATGCTCAAATTGCTTTTGTACAACAAACGATTTGCCTGTTAGCTTGTGATGGTAGGCGTACTTGCCGTTGCTTTGCATTACCTTTGCAACGCACACAATGATGCCATCTGCAACCAGTGCGTCTTTAATTCCCGCTGCTGAGTCTAGATATTTGCCTGTCATGCGCTTAGTGATTGTCCTATGGCTTACAGGGCCATTCTCAAGCTGTTTCAAGTAGTAGAGTTTTGCTGGTAACACAGTGTTAGTTCCTTCTTCGTGGTGAGTTCAATGGCCCGAGCTAAAACAGCAACGGTAGCTGCTTCAAAGTCGCCGGGATCGGGAGTGTACTGCTTGACAGCTTGGATTGCAGTAACGCAAAGCTCCTGTGCTGCGGCAGTTTCGTGGTGGTCTGGTGTGTTCATGCTGGCAAGAGTATCATTGTTGACCCGCTTGTCTATTAGGGTTTGTCCTAATGTTTTTTTTGTTGACGAGCTTTAACATTGAGGCTCAACAAGACAGGAGTTCACATGAAAATTACGTTGTCCCGCGCTGAAGTCGAGAAAATTGTTCTTGACTACGCAAACAAGATGGTTGAAGGCTACGGCTTTAATGAAGTTGTAGCTGACTCATACCGTCATCTTCCAGATAGCATTACGTTGGTTCGATCAGAGCCAAAAGAGGTGCAAGAATGACTACATTCCAAATTCGTTGCAAAGCCCGTGAGTTGTTTAAAACTTACGATGCGCCACCACAAGTCATTCAGCAGTACCAACGCAAGTGGGTGCGTTCTGTTATCCAGCTTGGCCCTAACTGGCTGTTGGCTCAACCTGTAAGGAAAGTAGCATGAACGTCTATCAAAAACTTAATGATGCTCGTCATAAGTTTCACAGCACTGAACTGAAAAAGTCAGGCCACAACAAGTTTGCTGGCTACAAGTATTTTGAACTTGGAGACTTTATTGTTCCAGCACTAAGCATCTTTGATGAAGTTGGTTTAACAAGCATTATTAGCTTTGGCAAAGAGTCTGCTGATATGCGGATCATTAACACTGACAAGCCAGAAGAAATGATTGTGATTGAGTCTCCCATGTCGGAAGCCAATCTTAAAGGCTGTCATCCCGTTCAGAACCTTGGCGCTGTGCAGACCTACATTCGCAGATACCTGTGGGTTGCTGCGCTTGAGATCGTAGAACACGATGCGCTTGATTCGTCTAAGCCTGTTGAAGACAAGAAAGTCATTATCACCCCATCACAGGGTATTGCAGACACTATTCCTCCAGAGGAAATGCAGTACCTTCAGGAATTAGCGATTGATCTAATCGCTAACGTAGCTGAAGGCAATCCAAAACAAGCCCTTGATAGGCTTGATGCGGAAAAGCTAGAAGCCGATCAAAAGGTCGCACTGTGGTCATTGCTGGATAGCAAAACCCGGTCGGCTATTAAAAAAGCAAAGGAATGAAAATGCAATACGACAACAGCAATCGCGGAGCCATCTTTAAAAACGATGACAAGCAACAAGACAATCATCCAGACTACAAAGGCAGTCTCAACGTCAATGGTGTTGACCTGTGGGTATCAGGATGGCTTAAAACGTCTGAGAAGACGGGTAAAAAGTTTATGAGCCTGTCAGTCAAGCCAAAGGAAGATAAGCCCGTTAAACAGGCTTCAAGCCCTAAACGCGCCAATGTTGAATTTGATGATGATATCCCTTTTAATTAAAACGGGTCTATAATGGTCGTACACCAACCAGCACAGGAGTACGGCATGACCCGTTTAAAGGAGTGTTTTAAGTGCAAGCTCATTAAGCCATTAGAAGATTTTTACAAACATTCAATGATGGCTGATGGGCATCTAAACAAGTGCAAAGTTTGCGCAAAAAAAGATGTTATGAAACATCGTGCAAAAAATCTTGAAAAAATCCGTGAGTACGACAGAGAGCGTGGAAAAATGCCTTATCGCATTAAGTTGGGCGTAGAGGTAACAAGAGCGTGGAGAGCAGAGGACAAGCGGAGACAAGCTGCACACTCTGCTGTTGCTAGAGCAATTCGTAACGGAGTTTTGATAAGAAACCCTTGTGTTCGATGTGGAGCAGAAAAGACAGAGGGGCATCATGAAGACTATGACAAACAATTAGAAGTCATGTGGCTTTGCACCCCATGTCATAAACAGCGACACAAAGAATTGAAAGAAGATTTTTAACTTGGAGAAACTATGACTTTTAATCTTGACGCAAATGAAGCCGCTTTTATTGTCCGTGTTCTTGGACAACTGCCAACAGAATCAGGTGCTTACCCATTGCACCAGAAAATTGTTCAACAGTTTAAAGAACAAGAGACAGACGCTGAAGTAATGCAAGTCGGCGGTACTGATTGATTAACGGGGGAAAGCGGATGCTAACGAGTCATTGTTCTAGGCAATGCAAGATGATCTCTAGGAAGTTAGACGCAGCGAGTACCCCACCTTAATTAAGTTAGCAATGTTATTGGAATTCAATAAGGTTGCTAACCTTTATAACTTAGGACAAGACATGGAATACGCAAACAAGTTTAAAGAGTTTTTTGACATCAAGTTTCCCCGTGTTCGGGCGACTGATCCTGTTGAATCGTTTGAAGCAGCAGACTCAATCGTAGAGTCTGCATCAAAGCATTGGAATGTGATTTGCAACTGCTTAAAAGAACATGGGCCACTTGGAAAAGATGGCATTGCAGGGTTAACTGGCCTTGATGGAAATCAAGTTGCTCGGCGCATGAACGAAATGAAAGTTATGGGCATGGTGTTCCTAACAGGCAAGACAGTTAAATCAAACAGTGGTCGTAATGAAAGAGAGTGGACAGTATGAGCTACGCACAAGTAGAAATGCAAATTATTCAATGGGCTGAAGCAAGGAAAATTATTCCAAATTCAACTCCTGATACGCAGCTTCTTAAAGCCATGTCTGAACTTGGCGAATTAGCTGATGCCACCATTAAAAAAGACCGTGAAGGAATTATTGATGGCGTAGGGGATGTACTTGTTTGCCTTGTTAACTATTGCGCTTTACAAAACATTGACCTTGTAAATTGCATGGAAGTTGCTTACAGCCAAATTAAACATCGCAAGGGTACTTTGTTGCCGAATGGCGTTTTTATAAAGGAGTTGTGATGCTTTGCAATACTTGTACAAATCCAACTCATTGTGTAAATCTTGGGCATTGCGGTATGCGTATTAGTACACAAGCAACTGTTCATGTGTCTGCCCTTGATAAACAAGAGTCAGGTAATCACTACAAAGACAAAGGCATCCAGCCTATCGTTTACATCCACGCCAACAATCTAGGTTTTTGTGCCGGGAACGTGGTGAAATATGTTACTAGGTACAAAACTAAAGGCGGCGCTGCTGACATACGCAAGGCCATTCATTACTTAGAGTTGTTGCTTGAGTTGGAATACAAAGATGACGCCCCTGCTGCCTGATGTTTGTCGGTGTGAACCAGTGTTTCCTGATAACTACTGCAAAAACTGTCGGCGTTGGCTTAGTCACCCTGAACAAGTGACTAGTCCACGTACTCCAATTGTCAGGGTAGAAACAAGCACATCAGAATCTTGCTATTACATCCCGGTTAGTTTTCAAGAACGTCCAAAACGTGTTTGATATATAATTTCCACATCTCTGGGGAGAGATGTTCTAGTAAGCCCATTAAGGCAGTCTGCACCGTACTAGCGGTGTCTCCCCACGGTTAAAAACCGAGACTGTCTTAGTGGGCTTTTTTGTTGGGATTTTTATGTTGACGCAAAGAAGACTAAAAGAGTTGTTTTTTTACGACCAAGACACAGGACTTTTTACAAGAATAAAAAGTGTAAAAGGGAATGCAGCAGGAACATTAAGCAATTGTAAAAATGTAAAAGGTTATGTGCAAATCATGATTGATTACAAAAACTACACCGCGCACAGACTTGCTTGGCTTTATATTAATGGAAGATGGCCTCATGAGCAAATTGACCACATCAATAGATTAAAAGATGACAATAGAATTGCAAACCTTAAAGAGGTAAACAATTCTGAAAATCAATTAAACATTGACGTAAGAAAACACAATACAAGTGGCTTTACTGGCGTTGTTAAAAATTCAAAAACAAACAAATGGGTCGCACAAATAATTAGAAATAAAAAAAGATACCATCTTGGCTCATACAATTTTGCACATGATGCAGCGGAAGCTGTTGCAAAAAAAGATGCCGAACTTAAGATGTTAAAACTTTAAGAACATGATTGATGTGTTTAATTCGGTCTTCAAGACCAATCAAACCACCGTTAATTTTTTTAGTCATACCAGACCAATCTTTTTCATCTGCTTCTTTATTCAAACCACGCTTGTTGTAAAACCATGCCGCTGAAAGTGCTGCGTATTTTGGCGACAATAGAAGGTCAGGCGAATGAATGAAATCTTCACTCAAAGCATCACCACACAAGGTGTAGTTATCTTTGCCAGTCAACTGGATCAGGCCACGGCCTTTGTAGAGGCTACCTTCCTCAGTTTCTTCGGTTCCATTCCCCATTCGACCACCATACACCTTGTTTGCAATCTTGTCGGGATTGCGGTGATACGGTTGTGCTGCCTCAAGATTAGGGAATCGGCTAGGCCAGACCCGGCACAGGGCTTCCGCTGAGTAGTTCAAGTTTTCTTGCAGGGTCTTAAAGTTGCCTGATTCGTGAGCGCATTGACCAATGAAAGCAGCTATACGCAGTGGCGTGTTGATTTCATAGCGTTGCATAGCCTCATTTAAAGGCTCTAGCCAATCGCCACTAATGTGCAATTCTTTAAGTTGTTCAGCAGTAATCACTTAGATGCTCCAGATTTAGAAAGCAAATCGGTTTTGGCTTGTGAACCAGCAGACGATCCAAAATAGTAGGCAATTATGCCCGTCCACGCCGTACCCAAGCTGCCAAGCATCATTAAGATAGCAGGGTTGCTGCTGTCAATTTGGTTGAAGAACATCATTACCATAATGCCAAAGAAGCCTATAGTCACAGCGCCAGCCAAGATAGGCGGCATCATGCTTCTGGTGGTGGCTTGCATCTCCCGTGCTGACTTGCGGTCTTCCACTTCTAGCTTTTCAAAGTTTAGGCCAAGTTCTTGCGCTTGCTTTTGAAGTTCAATCTCTGCAATCTTGACCTGTGCGATCTGCTCGGCTGACAGCTTGTTGTTGCTAATCATGTCGCCAACTTTTTCAGGGTCAACGCCAATTGCTTTTGAAATAGCCGACACAGCCATACCCGCTAGTGGGCCACCCATTGCAGTAGCGATGGTAGGTGCGATTTGTTTAAGCCAATCCATATCAATTACCCCTTTTGGTTAGCATGGCGCTGGCGATCTCCAGCATGAATTTTACCTGTTGAATGTCTGTCGGTGGCTCTGCCCATCCGACCGTAATCTGTCCGACAAAACGATGTGAATCAGGTGGAACACTTACCCGACAGGTAAAGCCAACACCTTTTTCCAGATACCAAAGCCCAACCTCAGACTGAGCAAAGCGGTACTCCCCACAAGGAATCTCATTGGTCATAAGCTTGACCACATCAGCATTGTTAGCAGAGTTCTGGCTGAACAAGCCAACATCAATGTCTTCAATGGTCTTGTCTCTACCGTCCTTGGTGTATGCCCTGTACAGCACCCTGCTGTTAAACAAAGGGTTGACCTTGAACACTGCAACGACCGTAGCGCCCGTCTTCTTTAGCAGCATTGAACTAGCGTCATCAGTTCGTGCTGTGTTGATCTCAGGCAGTTTCTTTGATTCCTTATAGGCATCAAACATAAAATCTTGGTTTTGCCACAAGAAGTACCCGGCAAAAGCAACGATGCCCATCACAAGGATGGCAAATAACTTGAACGGGCTGTCCACATACCCGAGCACTTTGTCTAGGGTTGTGTTGGCATTAAGTTTCTCGTCACTCATCTCAGGTGATTCATGTAGATGATGAAGCCGCCGACCAGAAGGCCAGCAAGCACGATTACAGCCATACCGATGGCGATGTACTCCACCATGTCTTCAAGCTGTTCCTTGCGCCTTCTAGCCTCTTTAGCGGCTTCTTCCTTGGCTTCCCTGCGCTTACGTGCTACTGCTGCTTGAAACTTTATCCAATCATTCCACATTCCCGGTCTGCCAGCGTAGACCATGCGCTCGCGTAGTTCATCCTCTTGCTGCTTGAGTTGCTCAAGAGCCATGAATTCTTCAAGGTCTGAGCCGCCACCTTTCTTGGTTGCGTTCTCCTGAATCTTGGCTTTGTTGTCAAAGTAATCAAAGACTCTTGAGCCAAGT